AGGCGACAACGTTTTGAAAATAGTAGCCAACGTCAGAAGCGCAAACAAGCTCATTCACGCTTTCGCCCACCCGCACCCGTTGAGCGCCGCGCAAGCCGGTCTTAGGCTCTGGGATGCTGCCGCTTACTCGGTTGCCATATTCGGCAGTAAAGCCAAAAGTGATTGCATTGCCACGAATAGAGGCCAATGGGTTGTTGTGGAACAACGCCATATGCTTGCCCCACACCCTGACCAGCGTTGGGGTTTGACCAGGCTTGGCAGTGTTAATCCAGCTTTCGCCAATCAGCAACCGATCCAGCTCAAGCAATTCGGCAACGGCTTGCACAGATGCCGGAGCGCCATTTGCGTTGCTTGTGCCACTGTTCCCATTACTGGATGGAGCCAGAGCAGCTGTGATCTTGGGGTGAACCCGCAACTTAGACCAAGCTAAGCGACCCAGCACGGCAGTGTTAAACGGCATTAACATGCCGTCTCGCGCCGCCATGATCGCGGAATAAGGATCAGAGTTTGCATAATCCGACCATTGAGAAGTGCCGCTAAGGGTAGTGCGATTGGCGGCAGGATAGGTATTTGCATTGAAATACAAATCAGCTACCCGCCTTTCTCGATCTAAAGCAACCAACTCGGTAGTCCCTTCGACTGCGCGACCTACAACGTTGTAGCCCTCAGGGGCGTTGTCAATGTCGTCTTGCGGCACCACGTCATCAAGTCCATAATCCTTGACAAACCCAGGGACTTCAGTCGCGCCAAACTGAACCTCATTAGGCACACCTTTGCGACCGACTAAGGTCGAAGGTACGGTAAACATTTCATCTCGGTTGTACTGCAACCACTTAAACTCCCGAGAGCCAACCGGGACTCGCGGTGAAACTTCATCAGCAATGTAAGCGCGGTTGGTGTAAGCAAGAGCGATTGCTGTAAGGTCTTGCTGGACTGGAAAAGGAAAGTTCTGATAAGCCATTGAATTAATGCATCAAAGGGGAAAGGATCAACCTTGGAAAGAACCGGGGGAAAGAAGTACCGGGCCTTTGTCGCCTACAACAGCGCTAACTAATGCAATACCGCAGGTTCGCACGTTTGAACCGGCAGATGCAGTGGCGGCGATAGCTCGACCCGTTGAATCGCTCATTAACAAGCCGCCACGGGTAACAGTTCCGCCATACTCAACAGTGACAATGTCGGTCAATACAGCATCAATTCGTTCACCAGATGCACATCCCACGTCGTCGGAAACGCAGAAAATAGAATCACCGGCAGCAGCGCCTTGAATCAAAGTGTGATCATCAGCGCCAAACTTCAAAAAGCGATTGGGGCTAATGGCGGCACCAGCCAAATAGGCTTTAACTAGTCCTTGGTTACGCATGGCAATAGCCTCAGGATTGAATGAGTTCGCGCCGGGCCTGAGCCACGGCATCGCTAGCGGAAAGCGTCCGGCCATCAGCCTTAGCTTTGGCCAGCAGCTCCTTAGCCCTATTGGCCATTTCGATGGCGGTAGGCTCAATTCTTTCGGGCGTTTTTGCCTCGCTTAACGCCTCAGGGGCTGGGGCGTATGACACCGAAGGCGCAGCGTCTACCATGCGAACGGCAGCGCGATTGGCCAGGTTGGCTTTTTCAGCGGCCAAAACAGCATCGGCTGCTTCAAGTCCGCTGGTTCTACCATCAGCGGCCAGGCGGTCAATCAGCGCTTCATGGCCTGACAGTGACCGGGCGCGAACATCGGCGATCCGCTGGCGTTCGGCGGCAGCACCTTCGGCCCGCAATGATGCGACGACCTCAGGGTTGGCCGCCAGCCATTCGGCAGTGGTCTGGGGCGTGGGTTGATTTTCATCCATAGCAAAACGGGCGGGGGGCTGGGTGGATGGGGCAGAGCGCCCACCAGTGGAGGCGCCAGGGGTTGCAGTGAGTTGAGCTATCAGCATGTCCAGGCTACTGATTTGGTCCGCGAGGCCCGCATCAATCGCCTGTTGACCGATGAACATTCGCCCATCAGCCATGTCATCGAGAACACGCTCAACCGATACCCCACGGTTGGCGGCAACATCAGTGACAAACAGCGAGTACAAATAGTCTACTTGATCCTGGATTACTTTTTGGCCGGTTTCGGTCAGCGGGCCATACTGCGATGCCGCCCGCTTAAACCTGCCGGCCACGATCTCGGTAGTCTTGACACCCATCGCCTGCTCTCGCTGGCTCACGTCCACATGGGTCGCAACCACACCAATCGAGCCAACCTGAGCGGTTCCAGAGTCCAATACCGTCTGGTCAGTGGCAGAGCCTATCCAGACTCCAGCGCTGGCCATTAGGCCTTGAACCATAGTGGCGATAGGTTTCACACCACGCACCGCCCGCACCGCTGCCGCAGCGGTCTGGGTGCCAGCCACGGTGCCGCCTGGGGTGTCTGCCAGCAGGATGATAGCTTTGACGTTGGGGTCTGCCGCTGCGGTCTGAACATCACGAGCGAACAGTTCGGTGCTGGTGCCGCCTGACATGTTGGTCATCAGGTTCATCCGCTGGGCCAATACGCCATGCAGCGGGATCAATGCCGCGCCGTTCCGCACCTCATAGCCCTGTTGCTGCTCGGTCCCCAATGGCCGGCCAATCCTGGCCTCTACTGCCGCAATGTCCAGTTCTTCCCCACGGCTGCGGGCTGCGTAGATCCCCTGAATTTCTTCCAGGCGGTTGGGCAGGATCGCCCATGGTGCATTTAGGACATCAAGAACTGTCATGGGCCCAATCTAATCAGTAGTGTTGTTTGGGTCAGGTGGTGGCACCGCAACCGCAACAGCAGGCATATGCAGGCCATCGCGCACCCTGGCCGCCATCTCCCTGGCGCTCTGCCGGTGCTTGGTTTCCCAATCGCCGCCGTCATAGGCCACAACCTCTTCGGCGCGGGTGGTAATGCCCTCCTCCATGCGCTTGGCTGCCGCCATGGCCTCCTTTAATGGATCAAGGGCCCCAGGGCCATCGCCACACCAACTCGTCTGGCTCCATGCATACTTGATGAACGGGTCAGCAAAAAAGCCTGGCGCCTGGATGATCCCCAGCGCCACGGCATCCGCCAACCACTCCTCATAGACAGGCTGGCATAGCCGCTGCGCCAGCCAGACGCGCTTGATCTGCCAGGTTCGCCAGGCATCCATTAATGCAGCACGGCTGGCGGAATAGCTCGCGTTAAAGGCCTTGGCTAGCACCTCCTTAGGGATTCCTAGGCCCATGCTGCAGATATTCAGCATCGCCCCAAAGAATGGGTCAAAGTTTGGGTTTGGGCGGCCAGGGGTTGGGCTGCTTACGCTTTCGCCCGGCATTAGGTTTATAGCTCGGCCACTTTCTACCGTGCCGTCCCAGCTACCAGCAGCGGCCAAAATCTTGGCCCGCTCGTCATCGCTGAAAATGGTGGTTTCTGCAAATGCCTCTGGGTCCATCTGCAAAAACAGCGCTAGCGCCGCGCTGTTCACCGCCGCGTCTACTTCGGCGTCGGTGTACCTGGTTATTTGTTTGATTGTGGCAATGATCGGGGCCAAGATCGGCAGCCCACGGGTTTGGCCGGGGCGCTTTACCTCCTTCAAGTGCAACACATTGCGGCGGCCAGAATTGCCCCGGTACGGGATGCGCTCCCATGTGTTGGCGGTTCGGGGGACTAGCCGGCCTGGGTGGTAGCGAGAAACATGGATCGCTATTGGCTCGCCGTCGCCGTCACGCTCTACGCCATCAATCAGCGTGGTGGTATTCAGCCGTCCATCTGGATTACTGACCCGATCAGCTTCAACAATCTGCATCGTCAGCCGAAACGGCCAATCCTCGCGGCCCTTATCGCCGAGTAGTACAAACACATCACCGCTGGAATCGTGCGAACGCAACGCCAGCTGCTGCAGCTCATAGAAACACAGTTCGCCATGGCGATCGGCAAACTGCGATTTTGCCCACATTGCAAACCGCCGCTCAGTCATGCTTTGCCATTCGCTGGCCTGTTTATCCGACAGGCCCAGCTCCTTGGCGTCAATGCGGCTTTGCAGGCTAAGGCCGGTGCCAACAATGTGCGAAACCCTTGTCTCGATTGCCCCAGTCGCTACCGGTGCGGTTCGCTCCAGGTCCCTGGAGAATGCCCGCAGGTCGGCCAGTTCATACTCGGCCTCACCGTCTGCATCCAGTAACTGTGGACGCCAGTTGGCAAACCGCGGCGACCGGGCCATCCTGCTGGTACCGGTCATGCCGCCAAATGCCATCATCCCTCCATGGCCTAAGCGATCAAGGTCGGCGGGCAGGGCCTGAGCCAGCGGGCGGTTTTTGCTGGGGCGGCGCTTTGCCATCAGAAGTTGGGCCTAAGGGTAAATCCCCGACCACGGCCATTGGCCCGGCTGCTTAGCTCCTGCACCCTGCGATCCCATATCTGAATCCCCGCCTGCACTTCTGCGAGGTCTGCACGCTTAAGGGTCCGGCCGCCAATCGTTTTTTCCTGGCCGGACAGAATCTTCAGCTCCGCATCGAGATAATCCTCTAGCCGCGCTGTGGCGGTTGCGAGCGTGATACCTGCCATGGTCTGCATCATACTCACCCAAACCGCCCACCAGTGCCAAACCTATTAGCCCCTCCCCCTCCCGTCCCCGGCGCCTGGGTGCCCAGGGTGCGGGCGAGCTGGGCCCACATGGTTCCCTTGGCATAGCGGCGGGAAACCAGCAACATTGCGGCATAGGCCATCCTGGTGCAGTCGCCGCCTTCGTCGTTGCAGCCTGGGGGCTTGATCCAGTGGTATTCGGTGCGGGCCCTGGTCTTCGGGACGTACTTCCAGGGGAACAGCTCCCGCAGGAACTCATCTGTAGAAGCCTGCCCAAAATGCAGGTATCGAGGCCCCGGCTGCTCAACCCGAAGCATCGCCTTCAGCATGTTCACACTGGCGTCATATCCAGTGGTGTAAAGCAATCCGCCGCGCCGGGTGACTGATTGATTCTTGCGGTTGACTTCCGTCGGCCTGCCCTTCTGGATGATCGGCAGCCCCTTGGTGCCCGAGCCTTTCATGGCCACCCACCGATCAGGACGGGCCCGGCAGAAGTCCTCTACCTGCTTGCTGCACAGGCCGCCATGGTCAACCCCTCCCAGGTTGGCCTTCATGGTTCCCCCGTCCTGACGGGCCCAGGCCTTCGTGCTGATCACGTTCAGCTGCTCCCATACATCCGGCTGCTGGGGGTCCCCCTCGATCTCGAAGTGGGCAATGTGCCACCCTTCCTCGCCGGTCCCCCAACCCCAGAGGGTGTAGACCAGCCGCTCACCCACGGTGCCGCCGCCGCCCTGCACGTCCACCCCATCGGTCAGCAGCAGCACCCCGGTCGGAATGTCCCACTCTTCGCCGTCCCATGGGTAGCCATTGCCGAAGCCTGCATTTTTGCGACGCTCGGCCAAGCCGTCGCCGGTGAGCTTGCTGGTGATCTCATCGGCCCACGGCACCCCTAAATCTGTGTTGTGAAACGTCTGCATTGGCGCCACGTTGCCCATTTTCATCTGTTCCAGCGCCACCCGATGCCGAGCCACCAACTCGGGCCACATAGCCGCTCGGTGGTAGGACATGCCAGGGCCTACCTGCTGTGATCGCCAGATCGGCACACCGTTGCGCAAAACTTGCTTGCTGCGATCCAGGCCTAGCGGGCAGGCCCAACCAGCCGCCTTGTCCATTGAATACAGGTTGCTGTAATCAATTGGGGTTTCGCAATGCTCGCAACGAATCCGCCCTTCATCAGGGCCCTCCTTTATAAAATTTTCCCAGCGCAGTTGTTGATAGTGATTGCAGTGCGGGCACGGATAATATCTATACTGTTGATCGCCTTTCTTAAAGGCTTGCTCCATGTAATCGTTAGGATATATTGGCGTGCCGCCAATCGTAAAAAACGGATCCCAAATGTTACCGGCCCGTTGAAACAGGTTTCCAATGGTGTCACCTTCGGGGCTATCGTAAGTGGCTGGCTCCTCGAACAGAATTGGGCTTCGCTCCACCCGACGACCAGACCGGGGCGTTGCGGCGCTTACCAAGTGGATCAACGCACCATTGACAAGCTGTTTAAAATCGTAGCTATTTTTTAACGCTCCTTTTGTTTTTTTGTTATTTAATTGTCCTTTTAATCTTGGGATTCCATGATTGTCGTCAAACATTGAATCTATATCTTCGGTGCTGTATTTCTGTACTTCAGAGTCTGTAGGCTGCACCAGCATAATCTTAGACCGGCGCCAGTCGGAGAAAAACACAATTACCGCTTTCACATACTCCGACCAGCCAACCCGCGACGGCTTCTGGCAAACCATGCACTCAACTTCTGCAATCTTCCTGATATGGCCTAGTACGCCATTTTTGCCGGCCATCAGTTGCGCTTGTCACATAATAGTGAGTGTTGCTATATTCCAGCATCGTCATAAACGGTTTAGGCTTTACCATGGCGGCAAGTCGTTTAGCCATCTTTCGGATATTGCGATCAATCATTCCGGTAGCTCTTCAAACTCGTTGGAAGATACAGACTCGAAAATCTCGGATATAATCCTTTCAATTTCGCTTAGCTCTTGGTGGGTAAGGTGGGGAATCATTGCCTTGATTCGCTTATGAGCTGAGCTTGCTAAGGTGGTTAATTGGAGTAGGACAGCATTATAGGCTATTTCCATGTCTTCAATATAAGCTAGCTGTTTTGCTTTTTCCATTCGCTCCATTCGAGCAATCAAACGCTTTTCGCGTTCGTGCAACGCTCGCTCCTT